CTGAGCCGCTAGTTTTGTGCCTGCCGCCGATTAAGGCGAAGGCGGCGTGTACTCTTGCGGAACCGTGAACCAAGCCGCAGCCTTGGTCGTGCTGTAACTCGGCGTGTCTTCGCGCATCCGGTACATGAGATGCCTGTCCGCGTCACGTCTGACAAAGGTACCCTTCAGCCCGCTGTGCGTCTGAAATTTAACGTCTCCGTTTCGATCCACAGTCTGGAAAGTTTCGCTAAATTCCTGAAAGCGCCCCTTGTACAGAACCATGTAGCCGTACTTGCTTTCATTGCCCGCAGCATCAGACAGCAGATACTTAAAGGCTAGAGCCTGCTGTATCGGCTGATCATTGTCTTTGACAAGCATGCCTCCCGTGCTGTCCATCTTGTGCCCCATCAGTTGCGCTCTGATCGTGTCGGTCAGCTGAGACGCATGGATTGTCACAATCACAGACGATATCAGAGTAATGTCGTCTTCAAGGCTGTCGTCTGACGCCAACTCACCCTTGACAAATTGAGGATCAATTTGCGCCTCGATTAAGCGCGACACTTTGACTGCCGCGCCGTAGGTGGCGCCAGTCTCGGGATCGTCTGCCGTGAGCGGAAAAGAGGTTAAGTTACTCAGTCCTATCGGTTTTGCAACATATGTCATGTTTTTGTCCTTTCTTTTCGTTAGATCACCACATAGCACTCGACAACGTGGTGAAAATATCCCGTATCCGATTCGTAGACCGTCAACGGGTCGTCCATAGCAACGTATGCCTGCTCCAAGCGCTCAATCAGCCGCAAGTGCAGGTCGTTGCCTTCGTTTTTTGTGTACCGGTCGATTGTGACCTTGATCAGCCGATCCTCCGGCAGGTTGTCACTCATCGACGTGCTCGGATGATGAGGCGTCCAGACGGTGTAGTCTTCGCCGGAGCCGTTCCAAAAGTACTTCTTGAGATGCGGATCAAGCTCTAGCAGGATCGCCTTGAGTTCTTCTTGAGTCATCATGTCGGCACCTCCGCAACATCGTACTTGTCGGCACGACGCTCAAGCGACAAGTCCATCATCCGCGGATAGATGTCCGGCGGATATTGGATTTGCTTGATGTCGTATTGTTTGCCGTCACGGCGGAGGCTCACCACGTCATGCGTCGTCACGTCATCGAGGCGATGACAGCGCACTATCATGTGGATCGTCGCCGACGCTTGTTTTGCCACCCAGTACCGATTCATGCCGACCACGCGTTCGTCGTAGCGCAGGTGATACTTTTCCTCGACAGCCTTTTTCGGCATCTCGCCAGGCAAACCGGCGTCAATGACCCTATAGACTGTCAAGACTCCGTCATTCAGTGGATTCTTTGGTCCGCTCATACGCTATACGCTCCTGTTCGAGTTGGAAGGAGTTGAGATCGTGCAGATAGTTAACAAAAAAGGTGTCGAGCTGGAGCGCGTTCGCGTAAAAGACATAGTCCTTCAGCAAGCGCCGCTCGCCCGTCCCTTCATCAAAGGTAAGCACGTTCCCGCCCGCGATGCGCTCAAGATATGCGACACCGTCCTTGATGTATTCCGTCAACTTGACGTCCAGCTCCTGATCCTGCCACGTGTAGGCTAAGTGTTGCCGGATGACCGGCAATAATTCGACTAACTTTTCATTACTGATCATCCGGCTTACCTCCTAATCGATCGGTTCAATGACCGGGCGCTTGAAGTTGTTCTCGCTGCCGAGCAAATACTCCACGCGCTTTTCTGATGGCTTATACCCTTCGCGTGGGTAGATGTCTCGACCGGCGATGTAGACACTGAAGTTGTCCTTGTCATCCGAGAATGAGACAAGGACCTTGTACCGCTGATCCTTAATTGGCTTTACTGCCTCTGGCTTAGCGGCCTGGTCATTGTTCGTTACAGGTTTCTTGTCAGCCATGAGCCACCGCCTTATGTGCCGCCGCCAGCAGCCGCAAAGATCGGAACGTAGGCGGGAATGGACGGGAACTCGTATCCCTGCAATCCACTGATCGCAATTGAGACAGTACCCTCCGTCGGAGCGCTGATTGCAAGCGTCCATTTCTTCCCGGATCCGGTCAACGCGCCCTTCGTTGCTGCGCCAGTGCCGTCAGCCAGCGTGATGTTGCTAGCCTTCAGCCCGGTAACATCCTTGTCGAAGTTGATCTCGATTGCCGTCGTGTCAGCTGAGCCGGACGTGCCGTTTTTCTGCACCAAGGAGAGAATTTGAACCTTGGTATCAGGGTCGGTCTGGACAGCCACGTTTCTAACCTCCGGCACGAAAGGCTCAAGGTTCGTGATATCCACGTAGGCAAACGATGTATTGTCTTTCGGTGTACCGTTGCCGAGTAAAGCGACGGCATACGTCCTGTTTTGTTCGAGGAACTTGTATTCGTCGCTCGTCTGGATTTGCCCTTCGCTCGGACTTGCTAAGGTTCCGAGATAGCGTCCCTTGATGCCGATGATGGCCTTGCCTTGAGCGACGCTCTGGCACTCGATAAAGTCAATCGCATACGGGACCACGTCAATATAGCCGTTGGAACCGAGCACCTTGCGCGCCTTCGTCACCTTAACCTCGTCAGCCGGATTGTACGCAAAGAACGGTACGCCAATCGAGCGATCACGCCCGGAAGCGTCCACCCTAAGCGTCGCAAGGACCGTGCCAAGGTTCGCAACGCTAAAGCTGTTGAGAGCCGTGGCAGACTTGGCAGAATATCCCGTGTCAGGATTAATCGCGGCACTTAAGTCGCGGATCATACCGACAGGCTGATTCTTTCCGGTGCCGTTAACAAAGCCGTCTTCCAGTCCGTAGCTGAGCGAATCCTCGAGCAATGTGCGTACATAGCGGTCAAGCCATGCCGCACCAAGCTTGAGCATGGGTCGTGACACGTAAATAAATGCCGTCAGCTGATCTTTGCCGACATCGATTGATGCGAGCGCTCCCGTGATCTCTTTCGAGATCGTCGCGCCGACCGAACCCCACTGCGCCTTGTCCCTGCTTGCCGTGTTGTATACAAACTTCACATTCTCGGGCAGGTACAGCAAATCGATGTAATTGAGGATCGGGTACGAGCCTTTGAGACTCGCGAAAACGTCCTCCATGATGGTCGTGGGGATCGTCAGGTTCATCCCTGTCACTGCCTGCACGTAGTCGGTACCCTCGAGCGCGCCGATCAGATCACCATAAAACTGATTCTCTTCGGCGGTCAAAGTCCTGACACCACGCTCTGCAAGGATGCGCTGATCGTTCGACGCGACATAATCGCGCTGCGCTTCCTGCAACTCCTCGGCGACAGATTCCCAGTAACCGACAAGCATCTCGGCTCCTTGTTCGACATCGCCGTCCTTCATGAGCTGCATCGCGCTGGCAAGCAGCTCGTTCTTTTCTTTTTTCTTAACGTCCAAAGATTTCATTTGTTCTTCCTTTCCGCTGCTTTCGCTAATGCAGCCAAAAAATTAGCGCCCTCTTGGCGCTTACTGTCTTCTTGTTGTGCTGGTTCGTCTTCCGGCGGTTCTTGCCCATCGGGCGGTTCCTCTTCCTGCTGCGATTCAAAAAATATTTGATCGGTCTTTATCATCCCCGCACGTACATCGATAAGTCCGGTCAGCTGACCGGCGGGTACGCTCTGCTTGATCTCCTTGTACTCGGACGCCGCCATGACGCGATCAGCCAAACCATACTCGACGCATTCATCCGCCGTGAGCCATGTCTCGGCGTCCATCATTTCGTCAAGTTTTTCAGGCGTGAGCTTGTCGCCGGCGCGCTCGAGATACATCTGCTTGTTTCCCGCCATCATGCGGTCAAGATCGTCTGCGGCCTTGCGCAGTTCTTTTGCGTTGCCGATGATGAGCACCCACATGCTGTGGAGCATCTGCATCGAGCCCGTCAGCATGACAATCTCATCGCAGCCGGTCAAAACAAAGGACGCGGCTGACGCTGCCCATCCGTCGACATACGCCGTTTTATGCGCTGGATGCCTTAAAAGATGCGCTCGAATACCCATCGCCTCGATGACTGATCCGCCTCGCGAATTAACAAACAGGTTGATCTGCTTAACGCCTAGATGCTCTGCCAGTACTTGGCCGAAGTACGCGGCTGACGTCTCAGACTCTGTCTTTTCGCCTGTCCACCAATCCACGCTATCGCCCTCAATCACGTCGTAGATGTAAAGGTTTAGCGTCTCGCCGTCTTGACTAGCCGAAGCCAACTGCCTGATGCGCTGACCATCAATCGTCATCGCCATTTGTCGAAGCTTCATTTGCCCCTCCTTTCTGTTCTGTTCCGGCTGCATCGATTTCAGCCGCCGTTCCAAAGTTCTTCGTTATAAGATGCTTGTCTGCAATCGGGTCATCTGACCTCTTGAGTCCAAGTCTGTCTCGGACGTCGTTGATGGTCATGGTTCCCGATCCGACAAGCTTCTCGATTGAGCCTGCCATCTCGAACAGCTCGAGATGCTTGATGTTCGACGTGTCGATCTTGATACGCGTGCCTTTAAGCACCTGCTCTTCGCCGTACATCCTCCGGTTGATTTCCGTCTCAATGAGGTCCGCAAGAGGATCGATGCAGTCGCTTAGATACATGTCAACGGCTTCTTTGACTCCAGCTGTTTGACCTTTAAGTAGCACTGCCGGGATTCCAAAAGCCGCAGCCGTCATATCGTCAATGTCGTCGATCATGGCGCGGTAGTCGCGAGTCACGCCTCCACCGCCCCCAGCCGGCTTCTCGGTTGCTTTCGTCAAGTCCTGAAAAGTAAAGCCCTGCGGAAGCGGGACGATTGCATTCTTCCCCTCGAACATCTTGCTGAATCGATTGTTCAGCATTTCTTTCGCAACGTCTTTTTCTTTTTCTGATCCTGCTTGCATACCTTGCATGTTAAGGATGCCTCGCAGGCTTCCGACACGACTTGCGTGTTCCGAAGCCGCTGCCATCATCTTGGCGTAAGTGGTGTAGATGCCATCAATCAGATTTTTCACATTTTCGTTGTTGAGCCTGAAATAAAGAACTTCACTCATCTTGAAAGGGCGATCGAATGTGAGCTCATCAACTACCACGTCTCTAAACGTCCAGTCGTATTTCGCTTTTACTTCTTTTGTGAAAACCTCTGCTATCAGTAGCTGCTCGCCATGCTCAATGACAAGAGCCTCATTTTTGGAGTACAGACGCCATATCAATTCTTGCATCCATGCGCTTGAGTTCTGATTGCGATTCGGCTCAAAGTTGAAGCGGTAATAGTCACGCTTCTTAACTTCCTCGCCTTCCACAAATGTCTTGATTTCACACTTAGCCAACGACCGGGCGATTTTACCGACGGCTTTAGCGAAAGCGAGCTTGCGGACATTGTATTCCGTGCTCAGTTCGCCAAAAAAGATCGAAAAGTCAGCGACCGGCTCTTCCTTGCCTGTAAGGAAATTTTTAATCTTGAGAAATATGCTCATGTCCCCTCCTTTCTCTTGTTCACCATGTAATGACAGGCAAGTCCAGCACCCAACTGCTTGTCGCCGGTTGCAACTCTTCGTCCACCGTCGCGGCGTGGACCAAAGCCATAAAAGGATCGGTCTTGCGTGAGCGCGGTTCGATTTTGTCGTATTTGTAATTCCCGGACGCGGACTCGGCCCGCATTCTAACCTTCTTTGTGTTGTTTGTCGCCCAGCGCATCAAAGGCACGTCGCCCCAACGGATAGCGCCCGTCCGGAACCACGATTCGATCACAGGCGAAACGCTCGCGATCTGCAAGGGTCGGACCAGCTTGACGTTGCCGATCTTCCGGTCGTAGTTAAAGCCGATCTGCTCCAGCACCTCGCGCATGAGCGCATATCGCGCATTGTCAATCGCCAACGTCCGGATTGAGTATTTTGTCATCTGCTCGGTCAGCCAGTCGGCAATTAAAAACGGGTCGATTTGCGGACCGTCCACGATGGTCAAGTCGCCGCGATCCTGCCACTCATCGAGCGGCGCTTTGATTCGTGGCCAGTCGGCGGACTCGCGGCATATCCAGCTGTGCTGAATCCAATAGCGTTTATCGTCGACGCGGAACAGCAGGCCGACGCTCGCCATGTCGGACAACAAAGCGTAATCAAGGCCGGCGACGCATTCCATGCCGGTCAAGTCAACGTCAATGGGGCCGCTCGCCGTCATGAGTTCGTTATGCGTCGCGACGATCATCTCACGGCCTTGCTTCGGCCAGCTCATGCGCTTGGTATAAAACGCTTCTTCCTGCTCGCTGTTGTAGCGGATCGTCGCAAACTGCTGTTCGAGCATCATCTGCAAGCTCTCAAGGTATGGCAGCGACGGATTCGCTTTCTCCCAACACCCGCGGTCAAGGACTTCTTCTTCAGAGCTAACGCGGTACACCAAGGGACAAAGGCCGATGGTGTCGTTTTCGCCGTTGAGCACGTCTTCAACAATCTTGAGTTCCTGGTCCAAGACTCCTTCACGAACCAACCCTTGCGACGTGATCATAAAAAGTCGCGAATGCGGACGCTTACCGAACGAGGCGATGAACTCATTGATCAGCGAGTAGTCCTGGTAAGCAAAAACCTCATCAAAGATGAGGCAAGCTGTTCGTTTCCCGGCTTTGGTCGCGGCGTTGGAGGTGTTGTACTGGATGTAGCTTCGAGTCTTTCTGTTCTCGATATTCGTCTTTGACCGGTAATATTGGCCTTTCAGCTTCGGCCAATGATCCTCGATCATGTTGTAAATCTCGCTGAAACTGAGTTTCGCCTGCTCTTCCGAGTTGGCGACGATATCGACGTTGTAACCCTTAACGCCATGATCCGGCGTCGTGAAGTACCACGTCAGACCGGAAATAAAACCGTTCTTTCCATTCCCCGTCCCCATCAGCAAAAAGTACTTGTTAAACAGTACCCTCTTGCCGTGATCTATATAAGCATGGACGAGAGCCAGAACGTAAAGTTCCCAGGGGAACAAGGTAAATCCGAAGTATTTCTCAATGAGCTCCTTGGCGCGCTCGGTCTTAGCGATATCGATGTAGACTCCCGGCTCTTGCAATCGCCGCAAGTGATACCGGACGCATCGTTGCGTTATTTCGTCGGACGGAGTTCGACCAGACAGGATCGCGTTGGCATAGTCGTCGATATAGGCGCATCCGGTCTTATAGTCTGTCGTCGTTCGCACATGCCTCACCCGCTCCTTCCGTCGTGATCTTCAGTTGATTCAGGATCGCCAACATCTGGCGATTGACAGCGACCTTCTCTTTGACCGATGGATTGTTCTTCATCATGACGACGCCGGTTGAGCTTTTGTCTTCGTAAGCGACGCCGCGCTTTTTAATATCTCTCGTGAGTTGTCGGTCGATGTCCCAGAGTTCCATGTACTTATCGATCAAGTCTTCAAAGCAGGTCACATCAGCGCCCATCAGCATGAGTTGCTCCATCAGTGATTCGCGGACGGCGGTCTTCGATTTTCGTCTTGCCATATTGTGACCTCCTTAATTTCCCGTGTGTGCGAGAGAATTTGCGCTGTCGTGTCCCCCCACCGGCTGACGCCCCCCGACACATTTCGCGTTTTTTCTGACCGGGGGTCTCGATTCACCACCATTCATCGGTCAGCGGTTGCGCTGTCCCCCGATTTCCTCGTTCCGTCTCGATCTGCTCGTGACACTCAAAGCACAGAGCAATAAGTTGCGGCTCCCCGCTAGGGAGTGTCGGAGTCAAGGCGTATTCAGGATATTCCCGAAGGGGGAGGTGGTGGTGCACCAGGGTAGCCCGGGTTAACCTGCCCCGCCTCTTGCATTCTTGGCACTCGTAATGCTGTTCACGCAAAACTCTCTTCCGCACGTTCCTCCATCTTCGAATCAAGTAAAAGTCACGGGGGTCATCGCTCCCGCGGGGGAGGATATCTTCCAGGGCGCGGGGCATCTTGCTGTTCACACCGGGTCTCCTTTCCACCGCAACAAAAAAGCAGAGTCC